TTAGGCTTAGGCGCCGGGGTGTTCCCCATGGTCACATCGTCACCCTGGACGTCAGGGTGCTCACTGGCCGGTTCGATCAGCACACCGGCCGGAACCAGCTCGGAAGCGCCGTCAAGGAACACCACGCCACGCTGGGTTTCCAGCATGGGCATGTTCGCCTCAGGGAACTGGTAAGGCGGCTGGCCAGTCCTGGCCCGGTCCTCGTTCAGGGTCATGCGACCGGCCTTGACCCTGTTGCCCGCCACCTCATCGGCGGCGGCCTCGTCTTCGTCCTCAAGCCTTGCGGTACTGAAGGTCAGCTTTGCCTTCGTGATACCCGGTGGAACCTAGCCCACCTTGCTCGGTGAAACCGTACTCCGAAATGTCCACATCGAAATGGGCCATGACCAGCTTAAGGATGAACAGGTCGTAATCGGGGCGGTAACGCTCGGGGATCTGCCGGTTAGTGTCAGGCTCAATGCCCACCGGGAGCAGCCGGTTCCGCATACGCTCAGCGGTCTGCCCGGCCAAGTGGTCGTTAAGGACACGCTCATACTCCAAAAGCTGCTGCGGGGTCCAGTCGGTCTGCCCCTTGTTAAGCAGCCACGCCGCAGGCTGGGCACCCTCGGTGTACTCCTGCACCATCCACGAAAACCGCTTGTTCCACAACAGGCCGTCCAACAGGGCCTGCTCTGTCGGCCCATACCCGTAAGGGCTGTAAGACCGCTTAACCCACCGCTCGTAAATAAGCTGGGTCGAGTCCAGTGCCCCGGGGACCAGTTTCTTCCCGTCAATGTCAACCGTGTCAGCGGTGAACTCATCACGGGGGAAGCCGTACATGATCTGCTGGTAAGCAGGACCGGGCGGCTCTGGCCGCCCGCCAGTCTCATCCAGCAGAACCTTAATTGTTGAGCCGTCAACGATCCACAGTCCGAGCAGGTCACCCCCGTAAGTCTTGTGGGGGTAAATCGCCATCGCGTCCCAGGTGAGCTGTTCCTCAAGCAAGAGGGCGATCCAGCTAGCGAAGTCGTGACCGTTCTTACGGTCGGGCATTTCCCAGAAGTCAAGGCCACGGTCAATGTCGGCCTTGTACTTGTCCCTGATGCCCCGCTCGATCACATGCTTAGGCTGCCCGGTGTTCTTAGATTCCCGCTCAAGGAACCTGGCAGACACCCTCACGGTCCAGTCAAGGGTGGAGATGGCAGTCTTGCGGATCTCGATGCAGTTGCGGAAAACCGGGGACTCGGCGGCTTTCTTGAGCGTTTCCCACGGCACAACCCGGTCAGTGACCCCGGGCAGGTTGATCGTAACCGGGTACTGGAAAAGCCTTGGGTCGGGCAGCCCGTCAGGGCGGGGCTTGTCAAGGGGCTGCGGGGCAAGAGGCCACCCCGGGGGGAACCCGGCGTTACGCCAGTCCTCCGGTCGGCTCAGCGGGCTAAGCCCCTGTGCGGTCCTGACAGCGCTTGTAAGCTCCGAGATGCGCTGGGAGATGTCCTGAGCCCCAGGCTGGTTCGCAACGACGCCACGGCGCTTACGGAGACGCGGGAGAGCCATCTTAGGCCGCTCGGCCCATCATGTACTCGAACCACTCAGTAGCCGAAGACGTGGGCTTGTAGTAGGCGAGCAAAAGGGCGTCCGCGTCGTCAGGTGACCTGCCGAGCCGTGTTCGCACATCATCTTTAGGCTCAACCTTGACTCGGCCCTTCAGGTCATGTTGGTAACGAACTTCAAGCAACTGGGCAATCGTGTTATCCGCGTTCTCCATACCGGACAAGTCCCACGCCCGGTCCTCAGCGGCCAACCGGCCGCACTCCCACCAGAGCTGTGACCTTAGGTTGAAATACTTGTCCGGGGCCGAAGGGGACTTCTCGGCCACGTTGACCCCGTAAACCTTAGCCTGGTGGTAACCAAGCTCCTTAAGGTTCCTAAGCTCACCCACCACACCGGCACCAACACCGATCGAGTCAACCTTGACGGAAGTTGCCCCGGTCTGCTGGAGAGCGTGGATGATCAACCGGGAGATCCGTTCAGGCTTATCGGAATGCTCTTTCCATTCCCTGCCAGCGGCCATGCCCCGGCGTTCCCTGATAACGGTCTCGTCGCCGCCGCCTCCTACGTCAACACCAAGCTCAACCGGGACAAGTTCATGAGTGGCCCGTGGAGCTGGGATACGGCAGGCGTACACGTCAGACATGCGGACCACGGACCACGGGTGATCCGAAGGAAACTCACCCAGCACCTTAGCGACGTAAAGCGGGTTATCCTCGCCCCACTCGGCCTTACGGTCATCAACCCAGCGCTGCCCGGTGAGCAGTTCCTTAAGCTTCTCGGGGACAACTTCACCCGTGAAGTTCGGTGAGTCGAAACAGGAAATCTTGAAGGACTCCCACCCGGGGGTGCCCTGGCACAACCGCTTGAAATGCGAGTTAGGGTCGTCCGGGTTACCGATGGCCAGGATACGGCACTGGTCACCAGTGGTAATCGTCTCTACTGCCGTCCAGAGCCAGGCGGGGATTCCGCAGGCTTCATCAAGGATGACGAGGACGAAACGCCTGTGAATGCCCTGAAAGGCCGACTCGGAATAATCCGGTGGTTTACGGCCCATGCCGACCAACCGGCCATCGACAAGCCATCGGTCAGTCCGCTGGACAACCCCAGGGAGTCCCGCATGGTCATGAAGTCCACGAATTTCCTCCCACAAAATCGCATGAACCTGATCCAAGGAGGGTGCCGTGGTGACCACCATCGTTTCCTCAGGCGGATGAACGTCAATCCACCACGCCGCCAAAGTGGCGGCGAGGAAACTCTTGCCCAGACCGTGAGCGGACTGCACAGCAGTCCGCCTGTTGTCAACGATCGACTGGGCTATCTCCCGCTGCTTAGACCACAAGTAAACATCGGCACGCTCACTAGACCAGGTAACCGGGTCATCGGTGAGGTTCCTCGTGGTGAACAGGCCCGCCGCTGTGGCGAACAGGTCCGCGCTAGCTGGCAAGGTGCGCGGGGCTCCCCATCACAGCGCCCATATCTCCACCCAGAGCGTCGAGGCACCCGATGTCAGGGCGGAAGTCTGCTGAACCGTGACAGGCTGGCCCGCTTCGGCAATGGCGCCCACGTTGTTAACGTGAACCCCAGCGGCCTGAGCGGCGGCAAAGACTGAAGTAAAAACCGAGTTGCCATCCGGCGCAAAAATCTTGCTCTGAAGGGTGCCGCCAACCTCGGTAGTTCCCACACTAAGCGTGGCGAAAATCATGACCCGGTGAAGCTTGCCATCGCTCGGTGCAGTCCAGGTAAGAATCGTGCCAGTCCCGTTGACCAGCGTGTACCCGCCGACCGCCGTAGCCGCGACCAAGCTCAGCGTGCCAAGGTTAGTCAGGGCTGTTGCCGGGGTGGCCACATCGGACAGGTTGTTAGCTGGCTGAAGGAACGCCGATGATGCCTGTGTGGCCGCCGTGCCCAAACCAAGGTTTGTGCGGGAAGTGCTAGCCGAAGCCACGTCGGAAAGGTTGGAAGACTTCTGCAAGCTGGCCGCTTGGGCGGCGGCGGCCGCCCCAGAGGCGTCAAAGGCACCAGTAGCCTGAAAGGCCGCCGTGCCGAAGGCGACACCCCCGGACTTGGCAACACCCGGGTTAGGGTAAGTACCGCTGAGATCCCCGCCCGCAGCTCCCGAAGGGGCACCGCCAGGCGGGTTGCCCCACGCCGACCCTTCCCCGCTGCCCGTGGCGATCGGCACAAACCCCGCCGTGGGTGTCCCCGATGGCACCGGCAAGTAAGTGGTGACAGGGACCGGGCTGGGAATGCTCGCCAGCCCTGAAATGTCCTGGGTGGCACCGTTAGCGAAAGCCAGGAAGAAGCTAAACGAGTAAGCCGCCGTGGCCGGGATGTTCGAGAACGCCACGGTCCAGTACCAGCCAGCGGGCAGATGGGCGTTATCCGTGGCGGTCAGGGAAACACTGAAAGCCCCCGTGGCACTGAGCTGCACTTGCACCGGGGCGGGTGGAATAAGCTGCGAGTCCGAAGGGTCCGCAAGCCAGTTCGACGGTGTGAAAACCGCCGCCGCCTTAGCGCCCCCCGGCAGCGAGCCGGTCAGTGTCACATTGTTAAGCGGCAAAGACTATCCCCGTGGGTCCGGGGTGCCAGCCCCGGAGCGAATCAGCGCAAACTGGTAACTGGGAGCCAACGAAGTTCACTCTCTAAGGAAGACGGCCACGGACTTTGCTGCACCAGCAGTAACACCCCGGCGCGAAGCAGGGCCGGTGCTCAACTTGGTCACCATGATTGCGGCGGATAAGAAAACAGCGGGGGCAGTAAACGTGAAGGGGATGGGCTAGCGGCGCCTCAGGGCGCCGGTTCCTTCTGGGCCGGGGCAGCAATCGCACGAAGTTCCTCCGGAACAACCGTGGCCGCTATCCGCTTCTGGTCCCTGCTCAGGTCCAGGCGGCCAAGAACGTTCTGGATCACACCCACAAGGATCATCGCCTGAGCTTCAGCTATCTTGACCCGCTTCTCAGCGATGCCGAGCTTGGCATAGTCCATCAGGTATTTCTGGGAGCGGTCCATGGCGCGCTCGTAGAGCGCGACTTCAGACCTAAGCTGCTCACCCGTTTTGCCCGCGTAACGCCAGTCCTCAACCTTCAGGGCTTCCAGGCGCTCGAAACAGACCTGCCTGAAGATGGCCGCCTCGGCGGCCAGTTGCTCCAGCTCGGCGTAAGCGTCATCCATGGTGGCATGACCGCCAGCGAGCATGATCCGCTTCCTCACCTGGTACTGGGCTTGCAACTGGTTCTTGCGGACCTGGGCGGCGTTCCTGACACGGGGAATCTTCCCGCCGTGAAAGCTGCAATGGATGTCACCAGGCTTAACGGGGCGCCTGCAAGGCGGCCCGCTTTTAGTCCCGGTTTCCTTGTCGATCGTTTTAGCCCCGCAAGGATGGCTAACCGAGATCTCCGGCGTCAAAGGCTGCGGTTTAGACGGGTGAGTTGCCAACGATCCCTCTATGGCGGCGGTGGAAAGAATGTGTGGCCGGGCAAGGTTCCCCTGCAAGGTGGAGAAAAGATCAGGGGTGATCCCTTGAGCCGGGGCAAGTCATCCACCGGCGAGAAGATCACCCGGCCACTGCTTTTAACCCTAGTTAACCCTGTTAAGCCTACGACGTAAGTTAACCCGGTTAAAAGGGAGCCGCCCTGCAAGGCGGCTCATGAGCCCGCCTGCAAGCGGGCTCGTAACGAGCGGCCCTGCAAGGCCGCTCATGTCCGCGCAGCAGCGCGGACGGGTGAACAGGGTTCGGCTGTGTTTACCCCTGTTAATAGGTAGATAGGTTGTTACTTTCCGGGTATGTAACACACAAAAGTAGTAAAATCTTGGCAAAGCCAAGTAACCCCAGGCCAGAGGAACGACTTGGGGAAAAATTTACCTATACCAATTTACTCAGTCTGAGCTGACCCCGCCGCCTTACGGCGGCGCTGAGCCTGATGGTGCCAGGCCATGCACTGAAGAACGATCAACGGGCTCAAGATCCACACAACCTCCAGGGCAACACCGGCAGGCCCATGGATCAGCAACGGCCACCCGACCACCAGGGCGATAAAGAAGATCACAAGGAAGCCCTTGATGCTTGCGAAGACCAGGCCATACGAGTAACCGCTGATCCGGCCAGTGCTATCCACATGACCCTTGATGAACCTCATCTACACCCTCCTAAGTTACCCGGGAAGCCTCGCCGGGCCTGCGATCGAAGATCACAAACCCCCTTAGCCTATTAAAACTCCGATGTGACGGGGCTCCCCGGGTAAGCACAGGTTACCACCACACCGAAGATGATCATGAAGTCCCCCTTACGACAGCTAAAAATAATTAGCGCTAGACCGCCCTTGGAGACCCCCAGCCTGGGCCGAGAAAGATCGGCAACTCCGAGCTAAGGGTGCTTAGGTCGCCCTGCCGACGTTCACTCGAATAAACAACATGTGATGTGACCTGGGGCTTAGGGTACTTAGTTGAAGGCTCAACACTCTGACGCCTAATGTACCGATCGGTACAGTTGCGGCCGCGTGTGGTGTTCCTTCT